TGCTTAATGGAAGCCTTCTGAATTCCATAGTAGTAATCCAAGTTGGCAAAAAGGATATCTCCAGAATCCCCCAAAGCTTTCATTGCTGACATCATTGGAATAACTGGACGACCCATTAACAAAGCGTATGGAGAACTGTTCATTTGCGAACCAGGAGTAAGATAAATATACTCGTTGTTAGCATTCTTCATTCCGCGTAACTCTTCGGCAGCCCCAGCATTGATAAACCAAACTGAATTGGACAAAGCTTGAGGAAACATACGAGAATACATTTTGATAATGTTAGCAGGTACGATTGAATCGGCAGCCTGTCCAACTTCCTTAGCAACACTGATAGTGAAACCAGACTGAAGGATACCTTCAGGTTTACCAACGCCGTCGCCGCCGATGATAGTGTCGTTAAGTTTGTGCATGATTGCATTTGGAGCGGATTTCTTGATGTATGACTCAAGAGCCACAGTGTCGTCAAGTAACTCATCCGTTGCTTTAACAAGGGCAGCCAACTTTTGAAGACGGAAAGAAACTTGCTTGAACTTGCCTTGGCTCTCAGTGATAGGGGCTCCCTCTGAAGTCCAGTAAGCTTGTACGCCACTGTTCCAAGGTTGGGCCTCGTCCACATTAAGAGTTAGGTTGTTTCCGCCGATATTCATATCGTTAACTTTACTCCAAAGAGATTCGTCGCTTTCAAGTTTAGTAACAATAGCAGACTGCATTTCTTCAGGTACTAGAAATCCGCCGTCTTCGGCATTCTTCTCGTACATTGTGTTTTGAAAGTTCTTATGGATCTGACCGCTAGAGGCATTTTTAACTGCCATCAAGAAATCTCCGGTAGAATCAAATCCGCCGAATTTCTTTTCTTTCTGTGAAGCTCCTACTTGTAAAGTCTGTGCAGGTTGTGCAGCCACAGTCTTGCGAGTGGACTTTGTAGCTTTAGCCATGTTGGCTTCGGCATCTTCAAGGGCTTCCAATTTAGCACTAACACCTTCAAACTCAGTGTTAAGACCTGTAAGCTCTTCTAATTCAGCTTGCTCCATGTTCTCCATACCTGCAAGAATTGCAAGGCGAGCATGGATTTCTTGTAATCTCGCTCTCATTTGTTCTTTGTTCATTTTAAATTCTCCTATAAGTTGTTAAACAAATTGCTTTTACTAGAGGTTACTGCGCGAGTGAGATTACTTGCGAGATAGTTTTTCCTCAATTTTTTTCTGTAGTTCAAGGGCCTCAACTTTAGCGACCGAGGTAGTCGATTTATAATTCTTGGGCGCGTGGCTAATCCAACACTTGTCCATAAGAGATGCGGCAATGGCCACTTCCTCTTCGGACTTCTTATCAGCAAAGCCCATTTCAATTGCTTGGTCAGCGTCTAGCCAAGTTTCATCTTCTAGCATCTTGCGAAGCTCCACTCGGTCTAGTCCAGTACGCTTGGAATAGATTGTGAGCATTTGCTCTTCGATATCCATAAGTCTTTGAACAGTATTATCGAGATCATTGCGGTCGCCACGGCAAGCAGTCCAAGGAAGATGGACCATGTATAGGGCACCTTCCCCCATGATAATCTCAGAACCAGCCAGGGCGATGATTGAAGCAATCGAAGCGGCCAGGCCGTCAACGTGGACAGTGATGTTAGCGGGATGTTGTTTAAGGCGATTGTATATTGTGATTCCGTCAAAGACATCTCCGCCTGGGGAATTAATGCGAAGATTAATATTCTTGATCCCCTTACCCAACCCATTCAGGGCTTCGGAAAAAGACTTGGCTGTAATACCGTCCTCAAAGAAACTAGATCCAATTTGGTCGTAGATGATAATGTCGGCATCCGAAATGGATTTAGCCTCAATCTTAAAAGATAGTGTTCTTTCCGAAAGTGCCTTGACTTTTTTCATAAATCTCCCCTTAAACCAAAAGACTAGAGTCTTAACACCTAGTTGTAAAGTGAATACTATACAGTAACAATCATAAAACTACCTTCTATCAAGAAAAAACCCTTACGTCGCATGGGGACAAGGACTCCTAGACCAAGGTGTAGATGTTGTTACATAGTCCTTAGTCCTCGGGTTTCATAGACAGACTCCCCATTATCCTCTTGGAGATACCCGGCTAGGGCCATAAGTCCGGCAACGATGGGATCTATTTTTAGTCTTTCGTGATTCTTTCTCGGGAATACATTGTCATTGTGATCGCGTTTAGCTACCACATTCCCGATAGCCCAACGAAGAAGTGGACTACCGTTGTGAACAATCCTTTTTTCTCTAATCAAAGTATCGAACTTCTTCATAGGCTCGGAGAAATTGCCCACATTCATGGCAAATTTAACCATTTCTATTTTGTCAGCTAGGCTATTGGCCATCTCAGTGGCATTCCAAGTATCATACATGCATTCCACGACTCGGTAAGAGTCTAGGAATTCTAAGATATCTTTCTCAATAAGCTTATTGTTGATGGCCACTCCAGGGGTCGAGATTAAATAACCCCTCGCCACGCAGTCGTCGTAGAGGGTGTTTCGTTGTTGCCTTAAAGTTTCCTCGGGCAGATAAGATCTATCAAAGAAGTAGAAGCTATCCCCTCGTTTAAAGATCACAACTCTTGAAGTTAAATCCAAGTGGGATGATAGATCGACTCCCATCCTACAGGACTCTCCCTTGAAGTCTTCAATGCGAAGGGTGGGATCGGCGCACTCATCCCATTTGGCTTGCGAGAAGAAGGCCTGGGCTTCGCTTAACCACATGTTGAGATTCTTTACCTTAATCCCCGCAAGGTCTGCGGGGGTGACTTCGGCTTTCTTCATCCGAGCCGCAAAGGTTACGGCATCGACTGAGATATCCCAGTTGGGATTCGCCTTAGGCCAGACCTTGGGATCAAAGACATCGTCTTCTTTATCTAATGTGTACACAATGGCAAAGAATTGATCGTCCTCAAATCCCTCCTCTGTGAGAAGTTTCTTTGAATACTCCGATTGAGAAAATCCCACGGAAGTCATTTGGAATCCTGCGGTCGTAATGCAGAGAGTGAGAGAATCTTTTCTCTTAATCATACCGGAATAGATAACCTCGAAGGTTTCTCTGTTCATTGCGTGAAGTTCATCAAGGATAGCTAGAACATCGTTTAGTCCATCAAGAGATTTTGCCTCACTTGATAAAGCTCTCATCTTAGAATTTGATTTAGGGTGTAGTATTTCATGGGCTCTTACATCCACACCCTTTCTTCGGATAAAGGATTTATTCTTTTGAGCCATCGCCCTTGCGGCATCAAGAACAATCCTTGCTTGATCTTTTTTTGTCGCGGCAGTGGCAATCATATTACCTTTTGGGCTATCGAGGGCTAAAAAGAAAAGGCCGACGGTCGAAGCCATGGCCGAATTGTGAGTGGGTATATAATTCTCGGAGGTTAGATAGGTATTGTCGGAAGAGTCCACTTCTACGCAAAACATCTCCCTAGTTTTAGGTAGCTCTTTTACATCTACAATGTACCTCTTATCTGAATAGGTGTAGCCTCCCTGTTTAACTACTTGTAGTTTATATTTTCGGGGGAAGTTAAATACCCTTGTCGAGCCCCTGGGGGAAAAAGTTAATCGGCTAAATACATTATCGGATTTAAAATTATTATTTTCAGATACTTTATACTCACTCAGACTTGTTTTGAATCCTAGAGAACAGAGCAACCTATTTAGACCTTTTGTAATATGCCCCCTCTTCTGACAAAAATCTACTTGAGCTTGTGTATTTTTTCTCCCTTGTACTCTAAAGGGATTGATACTCCCGTCGGAGTCTAAGAGGCCCCTAACTAATTCCAATCTATCCTCTTTGGTAGATAGGAAATAATCTTCGGGGATGTATTTCTTACCTAGTAGCCCCGATTCTCTCAGAGAAACCCCCAGCCCTAGAATAGTAGTGGACACTCCTTTAGTATCTAGGTCCTTTTTAGAACTAACTTTTCCTAAGTAATATCCCTTCTTGCTTAATATTTCTTTAAAGACTTTTAAATCTTTTTTATGTAGGGAGACTCGCCCGGTGGCGGAGTCCCCGTTCCCTAGCCAATACCCATATACATAGGGGTCTATTGGTAAATCTTTTTTCTCCCCTTTAATGGGGAAAGAATTTCTTACGGAATGGTTAGTCTCCGGTTTCTTACCTCCGGTATTAAGACTTTCAATAATATCTTTAGTAGACCTAACTCCTTCATAATATTTTTTAGCTGTGCAGTATTTGGGGGGAGTTTTACGATGTCTTACTTCTCTAGATCTTTCTACCCTGGTAGAAGTAATCCATAGATGTTCGGCCCCGCATATTACCGACTCCCCGTCCGAAAAGATAACTTCGTAGGCTCTCTTCTTTTGAATTTTAGTTTTCCCCGTAACATTGCAGATATCCCCAGATCTGTCATACAGTCGAGACCCTACTTCTATCTCCCGCCATTTTTTAAATCCGTCGGGAGTGGGGACTACGGAATCAAGGCACTGCATTTTCCCGTTTCCTCTGGCCACTTCAATGTGGGCTATGCGGAATCTTCGCAAATCCGTCTCATGATTCTTAAAGCCCATTATATTCATCCAAATAAAACATTGCCACGGCTCAAATTTAATATTGTCGGTATCCCAATTGCCAGTAACATGCTCGAACTTTTGTACAAGCCGTAGAAATTTCTCTGCGGCCTCCGGGTCGAAGTAATAATTATCGCTGTAGTCCGTTTGAACTTCTTTTAAGTATCTCTTACAGGCACCGATAACATAAATGCATTCTACTCTGCGACCTGAGACAACATCCTCGGCGTACTTATGTCCTCGGTAACAATTGGGATACTCGGT